TCCCTTGTAGGTGTTGAAAGAACAAAAGGAATGCTCCTTTTTTCTTCAGCGTCTTTGGGGATCTCTCTGACCTGTCCGAATGTTATTCTTTTACTCATTGTTTTTTTTGTTTTTCTGTTTCTTTGTCGTTAGCATCAAGAGGTTTATTCCCTGTCAGGAATGCAGGATTAAGAGGTTCGTCCAATCCGGGAAGCGGTGCCTTATTTTCTATTTCACGAGCCTCGTTGCGTGTGATAATTCCTGACGAAACAAGAGTCTGCTCATAGGCTGCACGGGTCTTCATGTCAGCACGAAGGAGGCCGTCCATGTTGAATTTGATACTTATTGAACCAACTTCATTGCGATTAACGAGTTTCTGTTCTAGTTCGACTTCCTCTCTTTTCAGGGTAGGACGGAGGCAATATTTCACGAACTGAAGGTCCATCTGCTCACCGTTTGAAAATGTTGACCTACTCAACTCCCCGATGAAAGTCGGAGGAACATTAAAAAAGCGTGCAATATCCTGAAGCTGGAATACTCTTGTCTCAATGAATTGAGCGTCGTTCGGAGGAATGCCAAGAGCTTTGTACTTCATCCCATATTCCAAAATTGGAGTAGTGTGATCGCCGACCGAACCGCCATAGTACTTTTCCCATCGACTTTTCCATGCTGAAAATATCTTATCGTCAAGGGTATTGTCTGTCTCAAGCACTCCTTTTAAGTTGCCGCCTTTTTGGAAGAAGTCAGCTCCGAACTTTTCAGATGCAAGTCCGAGGCCGATACCTTCACGAGCGCAAGAAATAGGGCTCAGTCCGGTTACTCCATTACGGGAAAGATTCTTGAAATGAATAACCTCCCAAAAGAGGAAGGTGCCATGAACGTCCATCTCAGGATCGTCGATGATATAAAAGGGCTGACCCTTGTAAATCTTAACTGAAACACAAGAGGAATCTACGGGAATAAGCTCAACGGGTTCACCTTTGCGGTCAAACTTGATGACTGCATAAGAATTCACGTGAAGCTGAAGCCTTGCATTCATCAACTCGATGAATGAAAAGCTATTCATGAACATATTCGGGAAATGAAGTAATTGATACAGGGGACTATCTGACAAATCCTCGCGAACTCCTTTCGCTGACCTCGTTACTGTAATGGGAAGTGAAGCCGGTTGTTCGGAGAGTAATCTGACACATGCGAATACAGCCGAAAGCTTCATTGACGACGAAGCATTAACAGCGACCCCTGCTGCTGAAATTGCTGTCGCATCTGCAAAGGCTTTTTCATATTCCGAAACAGGCATTAGATAAGTACCTCTTCGGAGAACATGTGCAGCATTTCGAATTCGTTCCTTAAGCTTCATCATTATCGAAAAAAGTAGTATATAATCGTACTACGAATTTCGATTTTCAAAATTGAACGTCAATGGAACATTGTTTACAAGATTTTTTGAAAAAGAAAACCCCGACGGAAGGACCGACGGGGTGGGGCTGGTGGAGGATATAGTTATTTTCTTGTCTGACGCTTTCTTTTGCGCTCTTCAAATTTTTCAAGAGCCTTAAGATCGCCTGTCTTTGCTAATTCAAAAAGCTTTTTGTCAATGGCATAATCAGACATATCGACCCATTTTTGATATAGCTCATGAAATCTTGAGCTTTTGTCGGCAAAAGCCTTCTTGATCTCCGCCTCAGGCAGGTTCAAGATGTTCGCCATTTTTTCTACTGAATACGAAAAGGCGCCAAAATTTATAACCTCCTCTTCTCTTTCTTCTGCTATTACAATCATTTTGCCTCTATTATGTTAGTAATCCAATTCTTGTGAAAATTATATGTTGCCTCGTTGTCCTCAATGATATACTGTTCTATTCTTGCATTGTCTGACAGATTGCCGCTCCCCTCAAAAACAATATGCCTGTTATCAGCCGTCCTGATTAGTGTGACTTTTGCGTGATTCCATGCGAATAGAACTTTCATGTTGTCTTTTTGCTGCGAATACAAAACTAGCTCCCTTGACCATTTCTCATATTTCTTATTCTCCCTGAAAAAAGAGGATAAAACAAAGAAGCATTTTATTTTTCCTTCATCAAGAATCTTCTTGATCTGATTCACTGCCTGAATATTCATGCGGTATACAGCGATATATATCTCCGTGACATCGTATATCTTAAGAAAATAATTGATGACAACAATAGCGTTGAACGATTGTTCTGTGACTAATCTGTATTGAACATTTTTCAACAGCTCACAATCAACAATCTCCATGAAGCTTTTTACCTTTTTGCAGACAATTTCCTCGTATTTAACCCTTGCCAGATACTCCTTTGTTGTCTCTTTTTCTCCGCTTAAATCATACCATGCCATTTCTCTATTTATTTAATCGTTGTCTGAATGAATCATAACACGAATACCGGGTGCAGCCGATTGCGTTATAATACTTCTCGTTGAGCTTGTCAAAAACATCTTCCTGAGTCGTTGATGGATTCTTTTTTCGTGCCTCCTGAAGCTTTTCCCAGAAAAGATCGGCAAAGCCCTGTTTTGACAACATGCGAATTACTTCACTATCAATTTCAACTTTGCCAACTGCCGGATTTACAAAAGTTTTTTTCATTATAACATCCTTAAAGTGTGATCAGTATAAATGTTTTTATAATCTCCTTCTCCGTATAGCACCCCGATATAACCGCCGATGGCATTGACAAGTGCGACAATGCCGTCAATCTTATCCCGGCTTCTCTTCTTGTCAGCCTTGATGTTGTTGTTGATATCGGTATATAATTGAACATTAGCGAGCATCCAGCGGAGAACAGGGTCATTCAGGTGATCGAATACTCCTGACATTACCATCCGTTCAAACTCCTTTGTTGGCTCGCTCATGCTGATTATGTTTTGTTTGTACTCGTCAAACTTATCTTCAGGGAAACCCTCTTTTGCGAGTCCTTGAATAGTTCCGTGATAGGCTTTTGCGGGGTCGAAGGCAAGGTTCTCACAAGGATAGTCGTGCATGATTTTCATTATGTCCGATACCTGAGTGTCAATGTCGATGACCTCTCCGGGAGTTGTCCTAATATACCCCTGTTTAACCCACGTTGCATAATCGACCCGGTCTTTCTTTTCCTGTACCTTTGCTTCAGGAATCCAATAGAACATTTTTGCAACAGGAATGCCTTTGATGTCAGGAAAAAATAAGGCAAGTGCATTGATATCTACATGTGAGGCAAGGTCAAGACCCCAATAACAGGGTTTCCCTTTCAGATCTTCGAGCGTTATCCCGTGCCTGCAAAGCATCCATTTGTCGTCGGGGATCCAAACTTCTGATGCAGCGACCCAAAGATTTAGATTTTTAGTCTTGAAAGATACCTCCTTGCGTGGATCATTTACCGCTCCTTCAAACTCTGATTTGAATCGGGAAGGAATGACGGAAACGCCATAATTCGGGTTAGCCTTCTTCCAAACCGCCGGGTCCTTCCAGTCATCATCAGGATCGAGAGTGTAGATTATTGCGAAAGTGTCGCCCTGTCTTTTGATTCCCTTCAAAATATCAATGCAAAGATTTCGATAATTGTAGCACGGCAATGTCTTGTCACGCCCGGCTGTTGTGATAATGACGACTAACGGCTGTTTCCTGTTGACAGTTGCACTCTGAATATTCTCAAAGACCTCATTATTTTTCCAGACGTGGTATTCGTCGATGACAGCAGCTGAAGGATTAATACCCTCCATTGACTCTGAGTCTCTTCCGAGCATCTCCATCTTTGATGACGACTGAGGGATATTGATGTTTTTCGTCAGTATCTTAGTTCTTTTTTTAAGGGAAGGAGAGTGTTCGATCATCTTTTTTGCAGCTGCGAAACATATCTTTGCCTGTTTCTCAACAGATGCAGCACAATAGACCTCTGCTTCTTCCTCTCCGTCAAAAAACAGGAGGTAATCAGCAAATACAGCCGCAAATGTTGTCTTCCCGTTCTTTTTCGGAATCTCAATGTATGCGTAAGTAAATCGGCGGCTGCCATCTTTCTTTTTCCAGCCAAAAATGATATAGATGATAGCAGCCTCCCAGGGTTCCGGGTCAAATGGAACCCAGGTGCGCTTGTCTGGAGAGTGTTTCAAAAACTTGCAGAAATCGAAGACCCGTTCAACAGCTTTCTTATCAAAGTACCAGCCGTTTTCCGGAGCGACGAGCAAATCAGTCTTATGTCGCTCGAAGGTGAGACGGGTAGTTTTGCTTACAAGGATCTTCCCTGAAAGAACGTCTTCGATATATCTCTCTGCTGACTTGATCATCTATTCATTATTCTGCTTTGTTCCGCATAGGAAAACTTCAGAGGCGTCGATAGTGATAGAAACCTGAGGATTATTAGACCTGTCAAAATACATCCTAATATCTTCGTTGCCGTGAACAAAAACTTTGGTTCCTTTTTTCAAATAAGGAAATACCTTCCCGCCTTCGCCGTACCACAATACCGATATCCATTGAGTCGCCTCTGACTTATTTCCATTGCCGTCTTTTGAATATTTTGAATGAGCGACGGAAAAAGAGACATAGTGTTTTCCGTTAAAATCTTTTATTATTGCATCGGCTCCAAGATTGCCGATTACTTCAGCTGTTAACATAGTTGTTTAATTTTTAAGGTGTGTTTATTTTTAATAAATCTACTAAAAGTGATTTTACTAGCTAGTTAGCGGTAAGTGCAAAAAAAATCAGAGCAGCTCTGGGTTCTCGTGAATATTGCCAATAACTTCATATTCTAAATTTTCGAAGTCATACATTGAAATAATACCACAAACGTTATTTGACACTAAACAAAAAGCCCCTTCTTCAAATTGAACGACATATTTTTCATTATCTATTATAAATTTTATTATATCGTGTTCGTAAATTTCGACACCATTTCTATCTGTTAAACCTGTAAATTGTCCGACAGTTTTTGAATTTACATTTATAAAATCCATACTATCAGCATGACTTAAAAACCCAATTTGAACTGAATCTCTATATTTAATGAGATTTCCAAACACCCATTTATTTTTAAAACTTTTACCTCTAAATTTAATTGTTCTCATTTTGACTATTTTTATGATTAATAATTTAAAAATATTATTGAAAGACAAGCACCTAACCGCTAACATTCAGTAATGCGTAATGGCGGAATACGCCACATACGCATACTGTAATCGTTAGCAAACATTAAAACGATTTGCTAACAGGGGCTATAAATAATAAAGCCCCTGCCAGCGCACCGCTTCGATTTATAACCGTTCAATCCTTTCTTTTAAGCATTGGTTGTAGGTGTTCATTGCTGTTGCCTGTACCTGCAAAAGTGCTTTCTGTACATCATCAACGGCTTTCACTTTGTCCGACATTAGAAAAGCATTAAGTT